CGGGCTTGAGCCAACTGGTCGAACAGACCGGAGAATGTGTTCACCACCTTCTCGACACCGGTCTTCAGTGCGTACACAGCGGCGGTGATGCCAGCAATACTCAGCGCTGATTGAGTGAAACTCTCTGACAATCCGTTGGCACCTTGTGTCAACTGATCGATATTTCGCTGAGCCTGAATCGTATCGAGATCGACCTTTGTCTGAGCCTTCATGGCTTCGATCTGGTTGATGATCTTCTTGATCCCAGGGTCTACTAGGTGATCGAGGGGCTTGACGATAAGCCCTACTTCACCGACGATGTTGTTCTCAGCAGCCATGAGTAGGGCCAGTTTAGCCTTGTGTGAACGTACCTAGCCGACGAGTCAGCACGGTGACGCCCGCATCACGTAGGATGTTGTGAGCAACGCTACCTGGATGCTTGACGATCTTCACCCGATGAAGACGACCATCACGACCGTAGAATTGAAGGTAGGTGGTTCTCCGTGCCCGGATCTCGTGCTTCTGCGCTCCGAACTCCATTGCGGCAGAATACTTGCGTGTGTTCCGAACGAGGAACGTATTGGTTCCTGGAATGACCGTTACAGCGTACGACTTAGCTAGCATCCCCGTTCGTGGAGCATCCCCAGGAACCCGGCCAAGAGTTGCCGATGTCACTCGACTCGCTTCATCGGCAATTTCAAGTGCAATGGCGCGAATCTTCCTACCAACATCGCCTCCTGGCTTGTTGATGATGCGATCGATTTCGTTAGGGTAGGTGAATCCTGTTGCCACGTGGCATCAACAACTCAAGGTAGCCCATACGGATCAAGTCACGGACCATTTCGGTACAGTCCATTTCAGCTTCCATTCCTGGCTCAAGTTTGAGAATCTGCACCAGGGCACGAACACGAACATGTCCTTCGTACATCAGATTGTTCCCACAGTGACGGTGAATTCCCACCCGGCGCAACCGCCTTCCGAATATGGTGTGCACTGACTCACGGTCACCGCTTCGTACGAATTCAATTCAGAGACGTTACCGCCACGCCATTGGTTTACCCAGCCCATGTAGAGAGCCGTGACATCCTTGTACAGTTCAGCCGAGAAGTCTTCCAGGGTCGCCGTGTCTAGTGGTTGACCGTGCTCATCGACATCGACGTAACATCTGCCGATACGGATCGTTGCGTCGAAGGCGTATGCGTTGAGACAAAGTAATCGGGTGTCTGTCCGTGTGTCTGGAAAGTTGCCATCCCATGTTCGGATGTTGGAGATCCAAAGAACCAATTCAGGACACACATCTTGGGGCGGGCGGTTGAACCCGACGAACATTCGATCAGGAACGTCCACACCGTTGCATTCCAGGGCATCAGCAGCCGAGTCGAGAATCGACTTGCCGACATTGGCGAAGTAAGCTGTGTCGGCTACAGGTGTGATGGACATATTGAAATCCTATCTTGTCGTGCAGGCGTTGAGCGCTGTCTCCTGTGCAGCGATTGCTTGATCAACAGCGTCGGACTCGACACCTAGCAGATTGGTCAGGCGTGTGATCTCCGCTTGATTGCTCTTTGAGACAGCAATGACCAGACGACCGATGGTACTGTCACGAGCGGCACTTGCCTTGGCAACATCCACCGAAGCTTCTGCACGGCAGATGAGTTCAGTGGATTGCTTGGAAATCTGATTGCGTAAGTCGTTTCTCTCCACCGCACCAGAGATGAGCGCCACGACAATCGCCAAAGAAAGGAACGCCGCCGTCATCCATGAGAAGACCCTGGTGATCTTGTCAAAGTGATGGACACCGTTCGGTTGTGCAGCGGGGATCACAGCAACGGGGGTGCGTAGAACGATGGGATCACTGATGTTCGTCATGGGAATCCCGCCGTTCCACGTTCCAACTCGGCCACCCTGTTCTGACAGGTGGTAAGTTCGGCCTTAAGTTCCACGATCTGAGCAGTGAGATCGGCTTGTTTGGTTGCGGCGTCAGCCTTTGCTGCGGTGAGATCGTCCTGTAGTTGGTGGACGACACCCTGCCATTCCTTGATGATCTCGCTGAGTCCTGGGACAGCTTTCTCAAGTTCGACAATGGCAACGGACTTGTCGTCTTGAACGACCTTTCGAAGTCCGGTACGGTACTGTACCCAGACGGTAGCAATCGCAGCGAGGCCAGATAGACCGCCAAGTCCTGAGAAGAGAAGGACAAGGTTCGTTCCACTAGAGACCCCGGCGATGATTGCGCCGATGACAAGAGAGAGGACCACCACTCCATCAGCCCTCTAAAGGGCGATTAACTGCCCGAAGGAACCGTGATGTAACCACACTGAGCCGTTGGCGGGCCGACAGTGTCGAGTACAAAGTGCTCCGGGGAGTTCTCGTCCAGAAGCTGATCGGCTGGCCAGTCGTTGAACGGGCCGTTACCCCACCAGGTGTTTGCCTCTGAGAAGCCGGTTAGCATGACCATACCGATGCCGTTCTCGTGAGTTACGTCGCCAAGCGTGAAGCTGGCACGTGGGTACACCCAACGCCACCAGGAAGCGACACCGGCAGTGTTGCAAGATGCGGCGTTGGAACCCGTAGGAACGGCCTTGGTCCATAGCTCCACCGAAACAGGGTTCGGGTCACTGTCACCGATTCCTCGACGGGAGAAACCGACAGTCTGGCCAGTCTTCGTGTAGAGCGAACCACCAGTGAGCAACTCAAGAAGCTGCATGTCACGGGTGCAAAGTTCCAACGAAAGGTTGACTCGCTTCAGCTTGTCCAGGGTCTTGATCGAGATGCAGATGTCACCGCAACCATTCTTCTGAATGAATTCGTCGCCTGTTTCGTACTCAGGCGTGGACTGAAGACGCACGATAGCCGTTGAAACAACGGCGTTGTTCGCCCCAGCAACGATTTGACATGCAGAGTTCAAGCGTGCTACACGCAATGCACAAACTCGGGCCGATCCAAGACATACGCTCATGGACCTATCTTACTTTGCAGCAGTAGACCCCTTTGACGGTGACTTTCGTGCTGTCTTTGGCTTCTCTACCAGATCCCCAGTGTCTTCGGGATCACCTGTGTTGCTGGATCCTGGCTCGACCGACGCTTCGCCTGCTGAATCTTCGACAATTGTCGGATCTCCTTCAGGTTCCTGGCGATCTCCTGGTCCTTCTGCGCTCGTTTGTTCCTCTGGATCTGCTGTTCCAGGATCAATTGCATCATTGTCTTCTTCATCTTCTTCCTCATCGATGTAATCCCATTGGATTGGTTCGAAGTCACCGAATACGATACGGTCGGCTTCGGCTTGTGACTCTGCGGCCCACGCTCTGACTTCAGCACGACGCTTTGCCCGTGCCGCCTCAACCTCGGCGGGGGTTCCGAAATAGCTACTCATGCAGCCAGTCTACCTTCAAGTATTGATTCTTGACGGGTAGCGCCTGTTTGGGATCCACAAGAACGTTGGCGACTGGATCCGCTTCGGATTCAGAACCGAGATCGCCAAGTCCACCTCATAGATTCCTGTACGACCGTTCTGCAACAGGTCTTCAGCCGATGCAATCTGCACCGAAAGACCCTGGCGAACCACGGACGTGGTGCGATCTGGTAGCTTGCAAGGCTTGTCTGTGCACACGGCGATGAACTCACAAGCTAGAGCACGGGTGGCACGGGTCACAAGGCTAGGTACCTTGAGTCCGTAGTTGAACGTAGCTTCGAAGACAAACGTGTCATCCACGTTGTCGTGGGAACCGCCAGAAAGTGCCCACTGGTTTCCAGACTCAAACATGTCGCCATCGTTTCTGGCAAGGTAATGCCAGTCGTTGATGTGGAACGTGTTCGTGAGGTTCGATCCAGTGTACGTCACACCCTTGTATCGCACAGAATTCAATTGAGTGACCGGCCAGAGGCCAAGGTTGACTTGATACGGCGTGCAGCCGCATCCACAGCCCCAATCAGACCGTGATGCCCATCCCTCTGCACCTAGGCATGGAGGACGAACAGTGGTCTGACGAGTCCCGTCGAATTGGCGACCCAAGAAGTAGTACATGACCATCGTGGCGTCATCGATTGCCTCGATGATTCGATCGTCGGTTTCAGACATCCCCTCAGCGTTCTTGCAACGCTTGATCACATCGGCCGGTGTAACGTACGGGTACAGCCCAGCGGCGTCGTAGAGGTGATCAGTGTACTCGGTCACCCTCCTATCTTAGCTGGTTCGGTTGAACTTGATGGCGAGCGTGCCGCCAGAGGTATCAAGAGCAACGGAAACTGCACGCTGTACGATGACATTCTTGTCGTTCGTCGTGCGGACGATGGTTGGCGAGTTTGGCTCGTTCTCTCCCAGACGGACGATCGGACCACGACGGATCTGGACGATTCCAGGGTGTGCGTACATCCACTCAGTTGCTCCGATAGCCTGACCGGCAGGGCCAGTTCCAGGATATCCACGGCCAGGTACGACGATGTTGTCCATCGGGGACAGCCACACGTTGCCGACACGACGAACTACCTGAGCGAAGCACAGTTCGTGAAGAACCTGAGGACGCATGTGGATCATTCCACGAGTAGTGGAAAGCTGTGAAAGCTGCTGTTCGATGACAGCGAATGCGTCCTTGGCCGCTGTAGCCGTCAAGGCGACCGTCGTGGTCGCCGTGAGGTTCGTAGCTGCGGCAGAGTCAGCGAGGTGTGGTGATACAACGATCGATCCATCCCAAAGCTGTCGCTCAAGGACAGCGGATTCAGAAGCGATCAACCTACGCTGTGCACGGTCGAAGAATTCCAACTTGTTTGGCCACGTGCTGCAAGACTCGGACGAGTACAGACCGATGGCCTCATACAACTCGGTACCACCCAAGTGAGCGTTCCAAGCATTGACGGTCTGGTTCTCAGGCGTCAGGCAGAGTGTGGTGGCAAAGATTCCGTGCGACTCGACACCCTCGTTGACCATCCTGAATCCCTGCTCCCAGCGATCACCTTCTACTGGGACGATTTCCGCAGACGTAAGCAGCGAAATGACTGGCGGGGTTAGCTGCGGGCCATCGAAGACAGTTTCCATGCTCATAGCTACAATCCTACTCCGTTTGTTGGCTTAGAAATGAAGAAGGGGATCGGTTGCCCGATCCCCTTCTTGCGGTTGAATTGACCCCTAGGATCAGGAACCGATGGCCTTGCAGACTCGGATACCGCTGAGGTTCGGAGCCGACGTTGTACCGTTCGGGCAGATCTGGCTGGTGACCTTGAACGACTCCAAGCCGATGAAGGCTAGGCCGAAGAACTCTTCGTAGAAGATCTGGTAGTCGTTCTGGCTGTTCAGCGTCGAGTCACGGACCATACCGAGGTCGAGGGATCCACCGTCGAGGTACAGGAAGCTGCCCTCTGGGAAGATGAACCACTCCATCGAGTTCGGCCACGACTCCAACGTACCAGCAGCAACTGGGTTGGTCCACGGGTTACCCGCAGCAGTCGTGTGGTCCTGGTAGAACGTGACGTTTGCGCCACGAGCGGAGAACCAGTCGGTGATCTGAGCATCCGACACGTTGTAACGGCCGAGACCGTCACCCGTTGCCTGTGCTGCGATGTCCGCACGGATCACACCGGTTGCCCAGAATGGCATGAGGACACGCAACTTGATGGCGCTCGACAGACGGTGACGCTTGCGGAACGACGTTGCGACCAACTCGACCTGGTCGAGAAGTGCGTAGGTCGTACCGAGAAGCTGCTGTGCAGTCAGTGCGGTTGATGCCGTGCTGATTGCGTTGAGCAGTTCGGTCTCTGCGTAACGGGAGAACTCGGCAAGGCCAAGCTTGATCCACGCCTCAACCTGCTCCGGGTAGGTGCGAGCACCCATGTTACCGAAAGTCAGCGAGCGGCTGACAGCCTGCACGACGGCAGTCTGCTCAGACTCACAGATGACGTGAAGCGTTGGCTTCGGAGCGGTGGTACCCGCTGGCGTCTGGTTGGTATAGCCAGCCGCATCCTGAGCAGCCGTGGTACGACGAGTCGAGCCAAGCAGTTCGGTCAGCCTCGGCGGTGGCATGAAGCGGATACCGCCTCGGTCAGCCTTGAAGACTGCGAGCGAGTCACGAACCGGACGGTGTGCATCACCGTAGGTGGTGAGCGTGTAGTACGGAACGATTGGGGCGCACAGACCACCAGAAGCGGTGATTGCCTCAGGCGAGGTAGCCGCATTGATCTTGGCCATGTTGCGGGTCGTGTCTTCTCCGAGGATACGATCCTCTTCGTAGAATCCGTTGACCGATGCCACGACGGTGCGAGCACCATCGGTGGACTTGTCGGAGCCACGAACTTCTGGACGACGATCCACGAACAGAGCGGCGACTTCGCTCAGGTCGGACAGTTCCGCACCGGAGGTGAAGCGACGAGATCCAGCAGCGGCGACGATGCCGGTGCCCTTCGTGGACTCTGGCTTGACATCGCCCTTGATGTCCTTCGGCGTGATGACGATGGATGGAGCCTCAGCCTTTGGAGCCTCGACTACAACCTCAGCGACCGGAGCGACCTCTTCAACCTTTGCCTCTGGCTCGACTTCTTCAGCAGCAGCCTTTGCATCAGCAGCAGCCTTGCGAGCAGCAGCCTTTGCAAGGAAGTCAGCGCCCTTGACGGACGAGACGACGGTGTCGGAAGCGGCGAGATCCTCACGGGTCTGCATCTCCTGACGGACTGCCTCGATGGACTCGACAATCGCCTGAAGCTCGGAGACACCCTCCTGGCCCAGTTCCTGCGACTGACGCTTCTCTTCGTAGTCCGCTACGAGTAGTGCTTCGAACTCGACTAGTTCTGCATCGTCTAGCAGACCGAGATCGACTTCTACTTCCTCAGTGGTTTCCTGATCGCTCATAGATACAACTGTACTGGGTGCTCTAGAACTGATTTGACACTTACCCACGAAATAGGAAAGAGACCGGGGCGAACCCCGGTCTCTCCTTCATTTCAGGCAACCGAAATGGACCCGATCACTTTCCCCCGCAACCGCAACCGCAGTCCTTGCCCTTCTTGATCTTTGCCATCTTCATGTCGAGCATAGCCAGGTCAAGACGACGAAGTGTCTCTTCAGCGGACATCTGAGCGTCTTCCTTCTTCTCTTCCTCAGGTGTTTCCTTTGCTTCTTCAGCAGGATCCTCACCCTTCTCCATGTCCTTCTTGGCCTTTCCCTTCTTGGCGAATCCCTCAAGCTGTGCGTCATCGAATTCACATGGGCAGACACCGGAAGCGATCAAGCTGATCTGTGCACCGGCCACAAGACCAGCACGAGCCTTTGGAATTGGGAACCCCGGAGTATTCACTGCCAAGATACCAACCAATTCCAGTGCACCATTGATCTGACGCCAGTCACCGGACACGGAAGACGCACGGAGAACAGCGATCTGCTCAGGGGTAGCTGTTGGCGAGACGGTACCGGCGAACCAGATACCGTGCTCATCCTCGCCCGAATGAACGTAGGCAGCGGCAAAGCCGGTATTGTCGTAGTGGTCCTTGGCAGGCTGTGCTGCCAATTCGATGGCAGCGTGATTCGTGTTCGCAGTGAGACGGCCGACATTGACTGGCTGATCGTCAGCGGTCAGGACGGTGCCCACATTGAAGAAGGCGTAGTTGCTCTTCGATCGTGGTGGCGTGACACATCGATCACGATACCCAACGTGGCACGTACCCCAGACAGCAGCGTGACCAAAGATACGGCCATCTGCCGTGACTGTGATCGGAGTTGGACCATCGAGGTTCGGATTGGCGAAGAACTCAGCACGGGGCTTCCAGTCTGGACCAGCACCAGCGACGACAGCATTCTCGTGATCGACGCTGATCTTCGTGGAATCGAATGCTGGGATCGGAAGAGCGGTGACGGCTACGATCGTTCCACGACGGATGACCCGACGTAGACCCTCATCAGTAGCTTCTAGCTCTTCTACGATGGCACCGCCAACGTCCGCAGATACACCGGAGATCACACCTTCAGAGATCAACTGGAATGCTTCCTGACCGACATCGTCGGACGAGAAGTACCCCTTGCCGTAGATCGTTCCGAAACCATTCTCGTCATCCTCACGCCAGATCTCGGAGATTGCTCCAACAGCGCTGGACGACTTGTGCCCACCACGACCGGTTGGATCGTTCTCACGAATCATCATGAGGGGGATCGGTAGCTCACGCCAATCAATGGCACCAGCGGAGAACTCACGGCCATCGACCGTCTGCTCTCCTTCCTTTGCGATCACCATGACGAACGATGTAGGAGCGTTCGGCTCGTAGGTGTGGACAATCTTCTCGTCAGCCATAGCACAATGCTAGAGCATGGTCGGGTTGGGCTTAGACGTTAAGGCAGTTCGGCCTGGATTGGATCCCCGAAATTAGGAATGTATGGTGCCACAATGCAGGCGCAACCGAAGTGATCTCCGGGTTCGTAGTACGCACGTCGTAGCCAGGCATCCTGTGGAGAAATCCTGAGTCCGTCATCGTTCCAATCAGTGAACACCAGGCCATCCATCTGAAGGTGTCCGTTGAACGTACGACGGTCACCCTCACCATAGAGCCAAATCTTCTGATCGGATTGGATCCCATTCCAACCCAACCACTCGCTCATCGTGTGACCAGTAGTGATACCGCCCAAGAGTTGCACCGTGCTATCTGGTGATCCACCACCCAGAATGGAAAGGATAGGACGAACGTCACCGTATTGAACGGCGTTTCCTACCATGAACTCGCCATAGATAGGTGTCTTTCTGCCCCATGCGTTGTCCTGTGTCAGTGTAAGCAACAGATCCTGGTAGAAGCTGGTCGCTTTGGAGATTGCGGCCTCGACAACGGACTGATACATCGGGGTCGGTAGTTCACCGAAGGTTGCCATCACTAGGCCAATGCCCTCTTCCCACGATGAAGCTGACAGATCCACGAACTCATTGAGCATGTCCTCGGTCACGTAGTCAGTAGGGTCCGCTGCCGCAGTCAGCGCAGCTTCAGTCGCCGCACGAACATGACCCTCAGCAAGGGTACGCAATTTGCGAAGGGTAGTGATGTCGAACTCGCCCAGTGATCGCATAGCGGCCGATGACACGACCGTCTTGCTATCTTGTGGTAGACCTACCTTTGCTCGTCGTTGAGACGGAAGGGTGGGTGCCTTTGATCCGGGACCCTGAGGGGACTTACCCCGCCCAGGGCTTACGGTAAAGGGCTTCCACCACCACCGGATGCGCCGGGGCCACCCGGACCGGGAGGCGCTGGCTTCTCAGTTGGGACACCCGTGACAGCCATCTTTGCATCGACCATCTTGATACCGACTCGGCGCTTGTACTCTTCGCTGTCTTCGGATAGACGCAATTCGACCGGGATCTTCAACTGATCGGCAACGGCGTCGTTCGTGACGATGAAGCGATCGTGCAGACCGAGCATCTTGTCGCCAAGGTCCGGTGGGATGACCAATTCGTTTGCGTCGTACCAAACGATGATCTCGTCACGGTTCTGAATACCATTGGCAGCTAGCTCAGCGTCACTGAACTTGGCCAACGCTTGCTTGAGGAATGTGCGGGTCAGTGCAGAGCAGACCAGTTCGATCAAAGGCTGGATGTGGGCCTGGAACACATCCTCACGGATGGACCATGCAGACCAGTGGTTAGCGTGACCGGTACCGAGCAAGATCTCCTTCGGTAGCTCCAACGTGTTTGCCACCTGCTCGACGGCGTTGTTGATCGACATCTGAGCAGCTTGAGCATCGAAGTTGCGAGTCAGAGGCTCGTACTTCATGTTCTTGATGATCTCACCCGGACCGACCAACAGCAATGGCACGACGGCCGATGGTGCAGACTCGTCACGCAAAGGCGCAGTCATCGATTCAGCAAGCGCCTCGTACAGAGGGTTGCTCTCCATTGGGTTGGCGTTCTGGGCCTGATTCTGCCATGCCGGTGGAACTAGTTCCTGTGGCAGTGCGAGGATACCGGAACCTGCAAGCTGTGATCGGGCAACAGCCTTCTCAGCACGGTTCAGGATGATGATCTTCTCAAGTAATTCAATGCACGAGCGGGTACCAGAGTCAGCCAATTGACTGTACCGTGGGTGCTCCTTCCAGATACGGAACGTGAGCGATCCCTTCGGCAACGGCTGTGGCTGTTGGCCTGGTAGACGACGACGCTTCTGCTGACCTCCTTCAGTCACCAGTTCTTCTACCGAGACAGCGTCCCAGTTCGTCATTGAACTTCCATCAGGATAGGTTTCCGTCGATGCGATAACCCACGACTCTCCTGTGAGGAACAAGTTACGACCGATTGATCGTAGGAAGCCCGACTGTCCACCGGTTGGCGATGCAATACTGGCGATTGCTTCAGCGACCGGACCCTTGGTCAGAACGACAGGCTTCTCAAAGTCTCCGTAAGTCTTCGACTTGGTAGCACCGACCAGCTTGATACGGGCCAGCGCCGATCCTACGTAGTTCGTGGCGTAGAACAGGTGACCTTCGTGGTCGTAAATGTCAAACGCACGGCGCTGCCAGTCCTGCTTCAGAAGAGAGATCTCTGTGAAGTCAGTGTAGTCAGCTACCTGATAGCTCGTACCACCGGCCGTAATTGCGCCGATGGGCCGTGGGTCACGGCTGCGCTTGGACTTGAAGAGAATACCCATTGTCTAGCACAGTGTAGTCCACGACCTCGTGATCTGCGAATGGACCCCATGCCCAGATAGTTGGAAACCCTCTACGGAAGATCGGTGGAGGTGGTGGAGGGGTACAAGTCTTGCAAGCCATGTGATCAGTGTAGAAGTGCTTCGATGATTCCTGGAATCACCCGAAGTGCGAATGGTACGCAAATTGCCAAGACAGTCGTGGGCCAGAATAGGAATGCTACGGAAGTCGCAAGAGACACCCACCATCCTAGGCACCACGGGCAGGAGATAAGTTCTCCTTGCCACGTACCGATGTTGACCTGGTAGAGACGGCCGATTGGTACCCACTCACCTCTCTTCGGACGGTTCGTGGTCGAGTACCCGTCATGTGGGAATCGATCGTAGAACCACAACCGTGCACGCTCGATCGGTGGAAATGAATCGATGCTGATGAGTCGTGTGATTGAGTAAATGGCCAACGCCAGAATGATGGCGAAGATTGGGTTACTCAGTACTGCCAATGCTGCTGGAATCATGAAGCTGACCTCTTCTCTTTGAGACGTTGTCGTCTTTCTTTACGTTCAATTCTTCGACGTTCGATCGGTGTGAGTCCTCCCCACATCCCGAACCGTTCCTTCCTAAGCTGAGCCTCTGCCAGGCACTTCAGTCTCACTGGACAACCTTGGCAAATCGATCGGGCTTCATCGTAGAAGTGCGATGTGTCACCGTATGCTTCCCAGATTGTCCCGTCATCGAACCACTCGACACCATCGTTGTCGATGATGATTGGGTAGAAGATCTGGTGCTCATAGCCACGGCATTCGGCTTCGTCGGTCCAACTCATTGTGTGAATCCAAGACTAGCCGAGACATTTGAGTTCTAGCGTCCTGGGAATGGGCCGGTGTACGTCGGGTCGTTGCTGTACGGCTTCATGCCGGAACAGCCACAACCCTGCTGAGCAACCAAGCGGGCTAGTTCTCTGGTGACATCATCGATGACATCCCAGGCCATGCCCTCCTTGGCAACTTCAACAACTGGATACCGATTCATGACCACACCGTTCACACGATTGATCACCAGGACTTCGCCGTCAACTACGTCTACGTTTGCTCCACGGAAACGGCGATTCCCGGAGATGAACACTGCTGCATTCTCAATCATGAGACGAGCCTAGCATTTGATGGTGGATACGGCGGGGGTCGAACCCGCACTGACTTGGGTTTGAGCCAAGCGCCTCTGCCATTTGGGCTACGTATCCATTTGCACGGTGCCAACCCACGTGAGTTGAATGCTCCCCTGATATCCACGCCAGCGCTGACGCTTCGTCTACTCGGCCGTGCGCCGAACCTTTGAGCCGGATCAGAGAGTCGAACTCTGGGAATCTCGCTTACAAGGCGAGCGGACGACCGTCGTCCACATCCGGCATTGCAACTACACCTGTAGCCAGGTGTAGTTACGATTTCACGGTGCCAATCTACAAGTGTAGGAAGCACGCAGTCGCCTCGTATAGCACCACGGCTGAGAGCCATTACGTTCCAGCAGAGCGACGAACGCAACCATGCTGTTCCACGGTGAGGCAACGATTTGATTTGCGGAGCACAGACCTTCCTGTGCACACAACCAACGACCTGGACGGTAGTGAATCCCGATGACCTGACCGAAGCCAGAGTCACCACGCCGACCCTGACGCTTCAATTCGCAATCGAGGCCGGGTGACTTGAACTTGGCACCGCCACGAACGTCCCAACAGAACTTGGACTCTCGGAACATGACGGCAGTTGCGAACGGCTCCCACTGTGCGATCCGATCAGCGTCCCACCCACGAGAGGCGGTAACAAGTTCGAATGCTTGCACGGCTGGACCGGCAACGTAGGCGGCGTATGGTAGTGAGTTGACTTCGTCCTGAACACCGAGCGCATGCGCTGGACTGACAAGGCCAGTCACGGCAAGCACGAGTGTGGCGAGTAGGACCATGAGTTTCTTCATCTGGACATCCTATCGGATTGTTACGAGAACGTGACGGTGACACATGACCAATGGTGCCTCACCCAGGATTCGAACCCGGCACGCTGGACTTAGAAGGACCGGCTGTGCTCCTGCACGTGAGGCAGATGGAGCCAGACCAGGGAATCGAACCCTGTAGAACCGTCTTACGAGGACGGGGAGCGGCCATCGCTCACGTCTGGCACTTGTAGGCGTGGAGAGGATCGAACTCCCGTGTATCTCCGTGTAAGAGAGATGCCTTACCACTTGGCGACACGCCCATGTTGGGTGATCTCTGCCCTTCGATTATGCAGAACGGGCCAGCTTCACCCGCCATCCGATTAATCACCCAGCGGAGAGCAGAGTAGTCGAAACCCATGCCTTGCGACACCAACGTCTTTCCAGGACGTGCCAACAACCCGTGTTGGATTACTCTCCAAGTGTCCGTCTCTCCGGACTGTCACGCCTGTCATAGGGATTAGGAATGGCGTTCCACCGAAGCCCCTCACGAAGAGATTGGGCTTCCCCTGGCTGGCACGTTGTGAGAGTGACCCCTCACATCAACCGGTATGTGCCTCCGTGGCGGGTCGTGGAATCGAACCACGTGACGGTGCTTATGAGACACCTGGGCGACCATCACCCACACCCGCCAAACCCTCAGGCTACTGCGTACTGAAGCCTCGCTGCCGCAGCCCACGTGCCGAACTCTTCCAGAGAGAAGACTCGCAAGCCTGTACCGTGCTGATTCCACGGACGATCCATGATCACCGCTTCCACACCGGCCGCACGCAACTTGTCCACGTTCTCGACACGATCATCAATAGCGATGTACGGCCCATCAGCAATGTCGAGAATGTCGGTCTTGTTCCGACTCACCGTCAACGACGTGTAGTCCGGAAGGTAGGTCTCGACCCACCATGCAGTGTCAGCCACAGCGGTCTCAGGACGGTCTGTGATCACGTGGACTTCGTAGCCCATCTTCACGAGATCTCGCACCAGTTCAGTCGAGCCTTCGATCGGACCCTCAGAGGCGAATCCGCCCTCTGCACCGAAGCGAGTCAACTCGGCAACGAACTTCTCATCGTGCCAGCCCCACTCACGGTAGAAATGCCAGTTGGTAATGATCTCCAACTCTCGGCCTTCCTGTGCCTCGGCCCACTTCTTGAACGCTGTACTGAACGGGTACGTGACACCGTCCAAATCCAACATGACTGCACTCATGGATACCTCCGTGGTCTAGTGCTTGTGTGAACTCTAGACCACGTTGGTCAGAGTTGGCGGAAGGTGGAGGAATTGAACCCCTACCGCCTCTCGACGGTACCTCTCGTTTCGAGCGAGCGCCCAGACCATCCGGGAACGCCTTCCATTGAAGGGAATGTGATCCACACAGTTGCGACCTGTATGACCGGCTGAGTTTCAGTGTGCCGTCTTCACACCCCCTGTGCACGCTACAGGAATCGAACCTGTTCGTCTCCATCGTGTCATGATGGCGCTGTCCCACCTTGCTCAGCGTGCATGTTCTTGGAGCACCCCCTGCTCTGAAGGGATTCGAACCCTCACATACACGCCCGTGATGGGGCGCTCGCTCTACCGTTGGCGTACAGTACGGCCGGGTGCTCCGAGAGGGGTGACGTACGGGAATCGAACCCGCTAGCATCTTGGGTCACAGCCAAGTCCCTCACCATTTGGGTTACGTCAACGTGCTTGCGGGGAGATTCGAACTCCCACTGTCAACGCTCTCATCGTTGTGCCTCTGCCGTTGGGCTACGCAAGCATGTTGGAGGGCATCAGGGCGTTGCCTTCCTTCTGAGTCAAGTCTTTACCCAACGCTCCCGGCTACCCGGAAAGTCGTGACTTGTCTAGCGCCTCATGAAGGATTCGAACCTCCCCTCAGTGCTTCGAAGGCACCGGTTCACTCCTGTGTATGAGGCATTACGGGTAGGCTGGTTTGCCAGTTGCCCTCCCAGCCCGCCGCTGAGAGACCTACCCTGTGCGTACGGTGGGGGTCGAACCCACGCTGGGCAGGTTCTAAGCCTGCTGCCTCTACCATTGGGCTACGTACGCAAGATGGAGCCGCCAAACAGAATCGAACTGTTTCTGGATTCGTACCAGGAATCCGTGCTCCCATTATCACTATGGCGGCATTGATGGTGCCCCTGGCAGGAATCGAACCCGCTCGTTTGCCCGATTAAAAGTCGGATGCCTACCCAGTCGGCTTCAGAGGCAAGATGGTGGCGAAGGCTGGAATCGAACCAGCGTGCTCGTGAGAGCAAGAAGCTTATGAGACTCCCGAGCCTACCAACAGGCTCCCCCTCGCAGCGGAAGGTGAGGGAATCGAACCCCCTAGGCTTTCACCTGACTCGCTAGCAACGAGTGTGCCACCATTGGCCTACCTTCCCAGATGGAGCAGCATAGGAGATTCGAACTCCTGTTCCGACCTTGGCAAAGTCGTGTACTAGCCCCTGTACGAATGCTGCATGGTGGGTCCCCAGGGAATCGAACCCTGCCCTTGTGGGTTTCAATCACATGTGCCGACACCAGACGGACACCTGAGACCCAAGATGGTCCTGATGCAAGGAGTCGAACCTTGCCCACATTCTTATCAGGAATGATGGCACAACCGGTGCCCCACCAGGATGGCGGTGACACGGGGAATCGAACCCCGACTTCTTCCTTGACAGGGAAGCGTGCACGACCTGTACACTATGCCACCATTTGGCTCCGAGGGGAGGGATCGAACCCCCGACAAGTTGGTTAACAGCCAACCGTTCTGCCACTGAACTACCCCGGAAAGATGGAGCGCCGCCTGGGAGTCGAACCCAGTTAGATATGCTTTGCAGGCATACGCATCACCGTCATGCTCACGACGCACTGGTCGGAATGGTGAGAATCGAACTCACTGTGCTTTCGCTCTTGGTCCCAAACCAAGCGCCCTCCCAATAGGCGACATTCCGTTGGTCAAGCCGGGTGGAATCGAACCACCACCCCAAAGTTCCAAACTTCGCAGACTACCACTATCCCACGGCCTGAAGTCCGGGCGTGCTGACCATTACACTCATCCCCACCCGAAGGTGGCGATCCAGGAATTGAACCTGGTCTTCCCGGAGTGGAGCAACGGGGAATCGAACCCCGGTAATCTGCTTGCAAAGCAGATGTTCTGCCACTGAACTATAGCCCCATGTGTGCTCAGATGTGTCGGCGCTGAGCTACCGCCTTTACCATGACGAGGGTATCTAATCCTCGCCTAGTTGCACTCCGGACGGGCGTCGAACCCGCAACCCTTTCGGACCAGCTTGAAAGGCTGGCGACTTTACCAATTTGTCTACCGGAGCAAGATGGAGCGGGTAGGGAGAATCGAACTCCCGTAAGCAACTTGGAAGGCTGCTGTTCTGCCATTGAACTACACCCGCATGGTGTTTGTGGAGGGAATCGAACCCCCGAGACAATTCTTAGGAGGAATCGTTCCGTCCTTCGGCACAAACAAGATGGTGCCGGGTGAAGGAATCGAACCCTCGTAGGTAGCTTCAAAGGCTACCGTCCTACCATTGAACGACCCCGGCAAGATGGTAGGCGATGCAGGAATCGAACCTGCGTAAAGTGGTTAAGAGCCACCGAGTCTACCATTGACCTAATCGCCCAAGATGGTCCCAGGTGAGAGAATCGAACTCCCGTAGTGTGATTCAGAGTCACACGTCCTTCCACTGAACGAACCTGGAATGTGGTGGGAGTAGATGGAATCGAACCACCGATGCCCGAAGGCGGCTGATTTACAGTCAGCAGAGCGGCCATCGCTCACTACTCCCAAGATGGCGTCCCCGGAAAGAGTCGAACTTTCCCACCTTGATTCGTAGTCAAGGGTCCGCAGATCCGGCGTCGGAGACAAGATGGCGGGGGTGGTAGGAATCGAACCCACTCTAAGGGGTTTGGAATCCCTTGTACTAACCCAGTATACGACACCCCCAAT